CCTAACCATTTTTCCCATAGCCCTCCTTGTGCGCTCAAGGCATAACTATCTTTAATTAGTTCGTTTGACACCACGAACATAAGGCCACCACGTACAAACTTAATAGCAGGAAAGTGTTTAAATGTCGCCAAGGCCATCAACTCAAGCTGCCCTTTGTCGGCATAGCGTGCGTTTCGGCCCGTCTTGTAGTCTATTACCCAAGCAGTCTCGGCTTCCTCGTCAAGGATAATCAAGTCGGCTACCCCACGGAACCACACGTCATCAGCAAAGAAGTCGCAGGGTTCTAGGTTCTCGGTCAACCCCAGCTTGTATTCGCATAACTTCTTACCACGTTTAGCGTTTAAAGCATCTAGCGCACCCTTAGCGTAATCAAACTGAGGTGGTAGTGGTACGTTATCACGTACGTATTCTTCGGCTGCTTCATGGAACGCGGTACCGTAGTACATCGCATCAGTCTCAGGCTCGGAGTAGTCCTTAGCTACCTTCAAGTGGTAAAACTTCTTAGGGCATTGCTCGAATGCTTTTATCTTGCTGAACGACCAAGGTGCTATGCTCATGTTCAATCATCCCAATCATCTGATGCCCAACAATCATCGACCCAAGTTTCGGACTTTAGGTTGCTAAGTGTGGGTGTAGATACTTGTGTAATAGGTTTTAAAACGGAAACTCTCTTCTTTAGAGATCCCTGTGTTGCACACATGGTCATCGCGTCACGGTTATAATACCCTTTGGGCCCACCGCTATTACTTTTCCACATACGTCTACCTCTTAGCACTAACGTCCAAACGTGTTCTTCAGGGTTATTATTCAAAGACCACCTATACTGGTAGTGTAATACCCCTACGTTTAGCCGCCCACCAAACAAGTTAAACGCGTCCATAGAGGATATTTTCTCGGAGCCACCTTCAGGTACAAAGTTACTTCCATTCACGTACGGCCCTAAAAATACTGGTAGATTCAATTCCCTCGAATAATCGACGCACTGCTCTAAATAACTTGCCAGCTTAGTGACGTGCAACCCTCTTGGGTAAGCCTTACTTAGTCTGGGTTTACACTCTATACCAAATTGCAGTATGTTATGGTTGCCTCTGACGGTCATTAAGAAATCAATCCTACTACCACTCGGTAATTGGTATTGTTCTTGGCACTCCCAACCAGCAGCTTTTGCAAGTTGACGTATAGGTTCCTCTGCACAGACCTCTGTACCTATATAAAACTGTCTCAAATCTATCATTGCTCTTCCTCGGCAACGTAGTCGTATGCTTCTTGTAGTGCATCCATAAGGTGCGGTATCTCTTCAACGCTGAATGTCACCGTATCCAACCGACCGCCTTCCATCTGGTTAATCATAATAACCAACTCAGGATCATCTCCTAACGAGGTAACCCCAACTGAGCTGACGACCATCTCTTGGTTATCTTCTCGTACCGCAGGTTTAGATTTGTGGTGTATGTGTAACTTGTTTCTATTAGCGTGCTTAGTCTTGTGTTCTTCAAAGTCTAGTATCTCAGTCACTCGCAATCTCCATAAGACTTACCTATACCGGACTCACAATCGATTGGCATCCCATCAGCCCAAGCAGGTAACCAGCGCATACACCTCTCGATATACTCTTGCGCTTCTACTACTTCTTCTTCGGGAACGCAGCAAACAACGGAGTCATGCACCGTTAAAACAACGCGATATCGTTTAGCAATTTTTAGCATCTGCTCCCCGATTATGCAACGCGCAATGGCTTGGCATACGTTCTCTATCACCTTGCCACCATAGATCCGGTTTCGGCCTCGTCTAACTTTATAGGTGTATTCCACACCCCTTTCACCTTGCTCACCGGCCAACTCGTCGTAACGCATGAGTAATCCAGACGGTAGTATGATTGCGTTTCTAGTTGCATCAACCGTAAGTACTTCCCCTAACCCAAACTGTAAGCTGCCACCTCGCGCCATGTGTTCTAGCATGTAGCCAGCGTCACGCCATAAAGTCGTTATCTTAAAGTTCGCTTCACGATACACCGAGATAACCCTGCGAGCTTCACTCAGATCCATCTCGAACCCGAAAGATCTTAGCTGTTCTTTAAATCGCACTGCGCCCATGCCATAACCGGCACCAAGGATAGTAGTCTTACCAACAAACCGCTGGTCTTTAGTGATATCTTCTTCCCTGTTGGCCCCGTATATGGACATCGCCATCTTCTTGTAGACATCATCCCCTACATGGAATGCTTCAGTAAGATCTTCTTGCCCTGCCAACCATGCCAATACCCGTGCTTCGATCTGGCTTGAGTCGCAGTCGATCAGTACATAGCCGTCAGGGGCAATCATACTCTTCTTGAGTTTCTTACCGTTTGGCCCTCTACTAGGAAGGTTCTGTAAATTGATCTTGTCCGCCCCACCCCAACGTCCAGTATGTGCTGCATAGTACTTTACAGGAACAGGGAGTAGTCCCCGCTTGGCTATGTCGATGAACCGTTGCGTCCTTGTTTCTTCAAGTGTGCTCTTGTTACCAAGCCTAGCATTGACCAAGGTTTGCACCCGCACATCTTCGTGCTCTAGTAATGCTTTGAACCCTTCATCAGACTTGGCAAAGGCGAAAGTCTCCTTACCCGTAGTAAGGCTGGTCTTCATCGGGGGGACAACCCCCAATATCTCTAGCAACCCAGCAAACTTAGGGTTGCTCATCAAGTCTTTCTTATCTACACCCGCATCTAGTAACAACTTATCCTTAAGTTCTTTAGTGTCTTCTAGGTGTTGTTCCAGTAACCCTAGGTCAAGATCAAGCATAGGCTCGATGAACATACGTAGTGTCAGGTCTATGATCTTAAGTTCTTGTCTGGGAAACTTCTTACCCATGATACCGAAGAGTTTGTAGGTTAACTCGACATCGTTGATGCAGTAGTCGCCGTACTTATCCAGCTCTTCATCAGTAAAATCTAGCCGCCGCTTGCCTTTGGCATCTAAAACTTCGGTACCTTTAGCGCCGATCTGATATCGTTCGGCCAACGCCTTGAGACTGCCCCCAACTTCCACCCCGTGTACAGCACGGCCAATGCACAAAGTGTCAGCCCACACCCGAGGATGAATATCGAATAGCCAAGAAAGTATAGCACCGTCAAACATTGTGTTGTGAGCCAACACCATAGAGTCTTTCCAATCGAAACCATTGAAGTAATCTTTAAGTTGTTCATGAGTCCCACTCGCCCATTCGGTAGCCTCGTCGTTAACTTTAACGGATACGCCGATAACCTCAAAGCGAGGGTCGCGCACGTATTCTTCTGTAGTCATCTTGCTTAGTGAAAAGTCCTGAGAATAGAACGTCTCGAAGTCTATAGTAATAAGATCCATATCATACCCAGTAACAAGTTTATAAGTAGGGGCTTCGCACCCCTTCGGTGTCAGTTATACTCGCATTTTGAGTCTGCTTTAACACACTGGAAAGGTCGGACTATTTTTATTGGTTTGCTATCTCACCACCACAGGCGAAATACCCTGCACCATCCACCCAGTTATCAACATGCTGGGGGTTCTGCTTGATCCTAGCTACCTTTAATAGCGCCATCATTACTGCAACATCAGTAGCAGTTAACGTAGTACCCGTATGCAGTGACCAGTATCCAGCGATCCGCGAGAAGTTATCCTCTGCATCACCGTGGTCTGCTTGTCTATCCCTCGTGATATACGATTTGGCGGTACTAAGAATCTTGCTTCGGGTCACTACCTCGACCGGGGCCGGGGGTAGGTCGTTAGTTTCTACATAACTTCTTTTCACCTCTGCACTTAATCCGGTAGCAGGTACCGATACCGACGTTACCGCTGCTGTCGATTCCCTACGTTCCTGTTCCTCATGCCTCCACTCATCACGTACTTTCACCACCAAACTGTAGGGGCACCTAACAGCTTTTGCTATATCCGATGGACTCCATGCTGGCACAGATTTTAGTAAACTTAATATCTGCTTTTCCCGCCTAGCACGCAACTCGGATTTATCACTAAGTTCTTTACGTAAGTTATATACATAATTAGTTACACACCCAACTTCTTTGGCGATAGCTACATCGCTACGGTGTTGGTCAGCTTCCAATAACTCAAACACCTTCTTTCTCTTCGTTTCTTTCATCGTCCTTCCTTTTCTAAAATTCCAGCTCTAGCTGGTGTTGGTTTGATGGCGCACCCAGTAAGTGCGTAACATCTTTCATGTTGGCTTCATTGATTAGAAGCGCGATTCCCTCTGTCGAGGCAATATCATCTAGGTTCTTCTGTTGTAGTGGGGTAGGTTTGTTCTTACCCGCCTTACACTCGATCCCGAAGAACCTTCCTTTGTAGCACCCTACGATATCCGGTACACCACTTCGCCCGTA